GCATTTGTAGAAATGTCACGTTTGCTGGTTATGGAAAGCGTCCCAGCCATTGAGCAAATCATTCGCAACGACCTGTTGGCTTCTGCCGCAGATCGAACGGAATTTTATGCAATCAATGGTTCCGGTTCTTCTGGTCAGCCCACGGGTATCCTGAACACATCAGGCATTAACAATCTGGACATTTCGTCTGGTACTGACGTTGATAGCCTGACATGGGCAGATATCATTGCTCTGGTCAAACTGGTTGAGGAAGACAATGGCATCGTGAACAGCACGGCGGCTGGCTTCCTGTCGCACCCTGCCGTTAAAGCGAAATTGGCTTCAACTGCCAAAGTTTCCAGCACGGACAGCGTTCAAATCTTGGATGCACCGTGGACGGAACTTTATGGTCAGCCTATTGAGTTCACGAGCAATGTGCCGACAACTCTCGATCCGGGCGATGGCGGCAACGACGCTTCTGCTTTGATTTATGGCGACTTCTCACAGCTTATGATTGCTCAGTTCGGCGCACCGTCGATCTTGATTGATCCATACAGCAACAGCAAGTCCGGCACTATCCGTATGGTTCTGCACGCAGAACTGGACGTAGGTGTTCGCAACGCCGTTAGCTTTGCCAAGACCGATGAGGTCAGCATCGCCTAATTAGGCGTTTTGGAATTGGCGGGGCAGTCGTCGAGAAGATGACTGTCCCGTCAAGACCTTTGAGGTGGTATTATGAAAGTTAAGATTTTACAGAAGTGCTTTGCTGGGACTGGTGGCAACCTTATGACCGGCGAAGAATATGAATTGGATGTTCGCACTGCTGAACGTCTTATTGCGCGAGGCTTGGCAACTAAGGTTATCAAGAAAGCCGCGCCGAAGAAAACAAACCGCGCAGTCGAAGGGCTGGCAACACCGGAAGATGATTGATGGCTGTCGAAACCGCTACAGAACGAGCGATATTTTTTGACCCAAATGACTTTGGCGACGCGGCTAGTTATACCGTTCAGGGTGGTTCTGCCGTTACTGTAAATGGCATCTTTGACAATGAGTTCGTTGAGGTTGATGCTGGTGGCACTATCCCAGTTGCAATGGAACAACCAACATTCACTTGCCGTACATCAGATGTTTCATCAGCATCAGAGGGTGATAGCATAACTATTAAAACAGTTAATTATACGGTCAGGGTTGTCCAGAGTGATGGCACTGGCGTTACTGTTCTGGTTCTGGAAGAAGCATAATGGCGCACGTTAGAAAGTCCATCAGAGACAACATTTCAACGACATTGACTGGTCTTACGACAACAGGATCAAGTGTTTTTCAGACAAGGTTCTATCCGCTTGCGGAAGCAAAACTTCCGGCATTAACTATTTTCACTAAGTCGGAGACATCGGAGTATTCGACAATCAAGGTGCCAAGGACGCAAATTAGGACACTCGATGTTATTGTCGAGGCTTACGTTTCTGCTAATACCAATGTCGATAATACGCTTGATACGATTGCCGTTGAGGTCGAAGAAGCATTGTACACAGACCTTACTCGTGGTGGCTATGCAAAAGATACGAAGATACTTTCTTTTGATGCTGATTTTTCCGGTGATGGTGAGAACCCTGTCGGTGTTGGACGCTTTGCAATCGAAGTTATTTATGTTACCTTGGAAAACGATGTTGAAGGGGCGGCATAAAATGAAGCGCGTCACGGTTTATGATGAAAATGGCAACTCAATTAATTGCTGGCCTGATACAGCAAAAAAGTTGCTTGCCAATGGATATTCGGAAGAAGAGCCGAAGAGGGCTAAAAGTCGGAAGCCCAAAAAGTCCGACGAAGTTGCAACTGAAGTTGATGAGGTCTAACTATGGCAACACACGCAGGATCAGAAGGACTTGTTAAAGTCGGCGGCAACACCCTTGCCGAAGTTCGTTCATTCACTCTTGATATTACCGGCGATGTGATCGAAGACACCAGTATGGGCGATAGCTTTCGCTCATACAAAGCTGGTCTTGGTTCATATACCGCATCGGTAGAATGTTTCTTTGATGAGACTGACACCGCACAAAATGCGCTGGACGTTGGTTCATCTTTGACGCTGGAACTATACCCAGAAGGTGCGGCATCTGGCGACACATATTTCACCGGCACAGTTATTGTTACTGGCAAATCAGTTACGTCAACTTTTGACGGAATGGTTGAAGTGGCTTTTACTGCAACTGGAACTGGTGGGATTACTGAAACAACCGTGTAAACAATAGACAGACAGGGGTGGCACTATGTCTAAGTTCGCAGAACAAATTGCCGCAAATCGTGCGGCAAGAGAACGCAACTTTATTGATGTTGATGAGTGGGGAGCAGAAGGTAATCCGTTGAGGATTTATTATACTGCTGTGACTGGCTCTGACATTGATAAGGTTTCTCGCAAGTATAAAGACTTTACCAGCAATCCTTCAATCGCCGGAATGGTAGAAATGATTATCATAAAGGCGCAGACAGAGGATGGCGAAAAAATGTTTTCGTTAGACGATAAGCCCACATTATTGCGTGAGCCGATTGGCGTTCTGACAAATGTTTTCGGTGTTGTCTTCAATGCAGTTAGCGTTGAGGAACAGGAAAAAAACTAAGGAGCGATCCATTCAGGTTTGGTCTTATATCGCTTGCGCTTAGATTAGGTAAGACGATTGCAGAGATTGAAGAAATGTCGCTTGATGAGTATAATGAATGGGTCGCATATTTTAGTTTGCTAGAGGAACAGCAAAATGGCCGCTAATAATCTACAGATCAATGTAAATGTAGGCGGCAATGCGTTATCTCAATTACAGCAAGTACAGGCGAAAATTCAGTCTACGGATAATGCGGTAAAGAAGTCTGCGCGTGGTTACACCGTATTCGGCGCGGCGGCTGACAAGTCAACAGATAAGGCTAGGCGTTTCGCGCAAGCTGGTATTCAACAGGCTGGTTTCCAGCTTGGTGACTTTGCGGTTCAGCTACAGAACGGTACTCATTTTCTTACAGCTTTCGGTCAACAGGGTTCACAGCTATTAGGTGTGTTCGGTGCTGTCGGTGCGGTTCTTGGTGCTGTCGTTGCTGTTGGTGCCGCGCTTGGTACTGTGTTCCTGAAGATGCGGGATAGTGCCGGAACGCTGACCGAAGAACTAGACGAGTTGGAAAAAAGCGTTAAAGACTTGAGTGGCTTTGCCATAACCAATGAGGAGCGTTTCGAGAAACTAAGAAAGAAATATGGCGAGGTCACTGAGGGCGTAGATAAACTGTTTGAAGCCCAGAAGAAGCTGGCACAGTTTGAGTTGCAGAACCAGTTAATGAAGACCATTACTGCCCTTAAAGATGAATTGGATGTGATAGAGGATTTGTCTCGCAGTCAAGATAAGTTCACTGAGGCACAGACCAAGGGTGGGAAACAAAGGGTTCTCGCACAGAGAAATCTAGCGCAAGCTATTAAGCGAGTTCGTGAAGAATTTGATTTGTCTAAGAAGCAAGCAGAGGCTTTGGGCGCGGCTATGGGGAAACTTAAAACAGTTGATCCGTTCACCCAGCCAGTAGAGGCGGCAAAGCAAGTTCAAGCAATCTTTGATTTGATTTCGATAGACCTAGAGAATCTTAGCGTCGAGCAACGAGAGGTCGCAGGGAACTTATTGAAATTGGTAGATAGCCTTAGAACGGTTGCGACGACACAAGAACAAATTGCCGGTGAAGCCAAAAACGCGATTGGTCTTACAACAGACGAAATGAACAGCCTAGCTAAAGGAATGGCATCAGCCTTTGGTAATAGCTTCAAGGGAATTGTCAACGGAACCGAAACCGTAAAAGACGCATTTCGTAACATGGCATTAAGCGTTGTAGATCAACTGCTTCAAATTCTTGTAGTTCAACAATTAGTGGGCGGGATATCTACGGGACTGCAAACCGCATTTCCTAAGTTGTTCCCGAAGAAAGCAATCGGTGGTGCTGTACAAGCAGGCCAGCCCGTTCTCGTAGGGGAGCGAGGCGCAGAGATGTTCGTGCCTTCAAGTTCCGGCAGTATCATTCCAAACAAGGAACTTTCGGGCGGTAGTGGTGTGACTGTTCATCAGACCATCAACGTCACGACCGGCGTTCAGCAAACTGTCCGGTCAGAGATTGCGAACCTGATGCCGCAAATCGCCAATGCAACGAAAGCGGCTGTGGCTGATAGTAGGTTGCGTGGTGGTTCGTTCAGTAAAGCGTTTGGGGGATAGTAATGTCTATTTCATACCCACTTTCCACCCCGACCAATAAGGGAATAGCAGAGATAAGACTGATCGCTAGAAACGTGGTCGGCGTATCTACGTCACCATTCTCGTTCAAGCAACAGACCTATCAGTTTTCCGGTCAGCGTTGGGAGGCCGATGTTCAGCTTCCGGCAATGCAACGTGATGACGCGGAGGAATGGGTAGGCTTTCTTACGTCACTATATGGTCAGAAGGGGACGTTCCTTCTGGGCGATCCTTTGGGTGCCACGGCAAGAGGTTCGGCATCGACAGCCGCCGGAACGCCGGTTGTGAATGGCGCAAGTCAGACTGGTGGGACGCTGGCTATTGATGGCTTGCCAGCGAGTGCCACAAACTATCTTAAAGTTGGTGATTATATCCAGTTGGGTTCTGCCGCAACAGCACAGCTTTATAAAGTGTTGACCGATGCCAGCAGTAATGGCTCTGGCGAAGCCACGCTGGATATCTGGCCTGACTTGCGTTCATCACCGGCTGATGGCGCGACAGTTGTGGTGGCAAATGCCAAGGGCGTGTTTCGTTTGAATGACAACGCAAGCAGTTGGGACATCAACAGGATGGGACTTTACGGCATCGCCTTTGGCGCGGTGGAAAGCCTATGAGTAGGAACCTTACCACGGCAGTCCAGAACGAACTTGCGGCATCTGAACTGCAACCTTTTTTTGCTATCAAGCTGGCATTTGATAGCGGAGATGTTCGGGTTTGGACTGGCTATAATGACATCACAGTCGCATCTGAAACGTACATTGGCTGAGGCCA